CAATTGTATTAATTTTTATATCTTGGTGTAATCTCATTATCCAACCTGTGTTTTGTATCATTTGTAGTGCTGGACATTTTGCTGTGTGTCTTTCATCAATGCCTTTATTTCTAGCAACCTGGCCATCAAAAGCTGATCTATGTGGGTTTGCTATAGAGCCATTTGTTTTCATATCTTGTACTGCCTTTTTAATCCAAGAGTGTTTATATTCAGACGCTCTTATGATAGGCATAACGGTTTCTACACCAGGTGATGTACAGATAAATTCTAATTTAGGTTTCTTAGCCATTTTTTATTACCTCTTTCATTATTAATTTACATTCAGTTATATTATAGTTTATAAAAGGTTTCAACTTGGCAACCTTATGTGCGATTTTAGGCCAGACAACCCTTTCTTTAATTTCCTTATTCCAATTTTTGATAAACGATAAGACTTGGTCAAGCACAACGAAGGTTTGGAAAGACGCTCTCCTTTGAATAAGTAAGCGTAAAAGTCGTGGATGTTGTCCGCTATTGCAAACGAAACCATCATCAAAAGAAATCCGCTTACTGCTAAAATCATTAAGAATATTAACAAAGTCGTTTCTAAAATGAAATTTAAAGTTGTCTTTAACTTTTTTATATTTGAGGTAAGTATCTCGTCCATCATTTTCTAATAAGTTCCCAATCCAGTTTTTATCTTTCTCAATAAAATTTGCAACAATGAAATCAAGTATTTCATTCTGATTATATTTAGTTGAGAGTTTATGAAAAAAATATCTGTCATTTCGTTTTGTAAATGTATCTAGTTTAATATTTACCTTACCATCATAGTCAAAATAATTATAGTTGGTAGTAAAATGTAATTTAACTGCCATATAGACTCTAAAAACATCAAACCCTCCATACATATTTTTTACTCATTGCCTTGTTCACAACCTATATCGTGTAATATACTTAAAATTGCAATTACAACTCCTAATCCTATTATGCCCCATAGAGCAGTAGATTTCTCTACAAATAAGATGTGGTATAACATCTCCATACCATTCATACAGGCAAAGTGCCACCTTTCTTTTCTTTTAACATTTTAAGGTTGACTGCCTCGTGTTTTATCTTTTCTTTTAATGACTTGTTGACCATAGTTTTAATTGTTCCTACATCAACATCAATCTCTTTACAATAATCTATGATGGCATCCATATAAGATGTTCTCTTTTCTTTGACTATTGATTCTATTTTTAAACTAAATTCTTTACTATTCATAGTTACACTATAACACATTTCTCTTGTTTTGTCTAGTGTGGTTACACGCTAGCGTAACCACAATAGGGGCCCACCTAACCTTTGTGTTAGGTATTCTGTAATACATATTCAGGATCCGATACTGTGTATGGATCATCATCATTACTACTATTATTAAGACCTGGTTCTTCAAACCAATTTTCTATTAGACCGTTCTTAACTACAGCAGCATATCTCCAAGACCTCATACCAAAACCTTGTGCTGGTTTATTAATCANCATTCCCATTGATCTGGTAAAAGTACCACAACCATCNGGTATCATNTTTACATTCTTNATANTTAAATCTCTTGCCCAAGCATTCATTACAAATGCGTCATTAACTGATATACAATATACATCATCATAACCTTGTGCCTTAAATTTTGAATATAACTCATCATACATAGGTAGTTGTTGTCCTGAACAAGTNGGTGTAAATGCACCTGGTAGACTAAACAATACAACTTTTCTATCTTTAAATAGATCGTCTGTTGTTACATCTTTCCAAGNNCCACCAATAAAAGTACAACCACCTTTTTCATCGGTGTCGCCTTCTCTAAATTTGAAAGTGTGATTTATTAATTTCCACTGGTTCATTATATACTCCTTTACATTATTAATACGCCTGTTTCTGTTACGAGGTACAGGCAAACCCTAAGCAGACTAAGCTGCTAAAGCATAACTTTCGTTAGCATTTATAAGTTGACATTACGGTGTCAGCGATTAAACTCCAGTAAGGTTTAGTAGTAGTCGATTCTGATTCACCCCCTCAAAGCACACCTCAATGTGTTTTAAATTGGTGGAGGTGGGTGGAATTGCACCACCGTCCTCACTAGTTATTATATTACCTTCGCCGTCTAATTCTTTTTATACTTTTCTAAATCTGATATCAAGTCAAATGTATGATATAAGATACAAGATTCAAGTCCGTTAGGTATTGCTAAAACAGCAACTGATTCTGTTTTATCTTTGTTTACCATATAGGTCATCATATAAACTGGTTCTCCATCTTTCATCATACGAGTTCTACCTAATGATAAGTGTACAGGTTCAAACTCAAAATGTTTTAAGTAGACCTCTATCTTATCAGGTGTCCCACACAAAGAAGGTAGTTGTTGCATATACAAAGAGTTGTCTTGTAAACTCTTTTCGTGGTCTGCGTATGCAATAGTACCAAATAATATACCCAATATTAATACTAATTTTTTCATTTATTCCTTTAGCGTGTTAGGTCGCAAGTAGGATCAAATGGTCTTATGTAATACTTTTGACTTTATCTTTGTTTAATTCTTCGTAATATTTATAAAAGTCTTGTATCGCTTTACCAAGCGACTCTTTATAATCGTTAGGATTCTTTTTGTAGCAAGCGACAGAACCGTCTTCACCTGCAAGTAATATGACTATTTGTTCTATGGGTTTACCGAATATCTCCTCGTACATAATAGCATAGGCAGTTGTCTGTAAAAAGTAGTTCTCTATCCAAGACTCTTGTCGTTCTTTGTTCGCTGTTTTGAAATCTATTACTGAAAGTTTGCCGTTATATTCTGCAACACAATCAACTTGACCTGCAATGGTCAACTTGTGTGAAAACATACACGCTTCTAATAAGTGAATATTTTGTACCTGATCTACATAAGGTTTTAATAACCTAAACAGACCTATTGGTAATACACTTCTCTCACTAGGTGTTTCGCCCTTTAAGTATTGTTCAATAAGTTTGTGTGTTGCTGTACCTCTACGAGCAGCACGACCCATTTCCCAATTAGCGGCGCCTTCACCTACATTCTTACGCCACTGGACTAATCCTTCTTTTTTTCTTATGTTTAGGACAGTAGTTACCGATGGATAGTTCTTTTCACCTATCGCATAAAATCTATGTCCGTCTATACTCTTACCTTTAGTTTTAGGTAATAGTGTCTTGTCTATTTCTTCAAATTTAAATTTACTCATAATATACTATTATAACATTATATTGTCAACAAGTCAAGCGTCAAATAGACCTATAATCCATCATTTTAGATACAAGGTTATTTCGTTCTTTTACTTGTTCATTATTAAGCGTTTCAACAGCTCAACTAGGGTCATACGGTTCGTACACCGTCTTACCATCATCATTTCTGTATGCTCTTAATACTTGTTTTCTATTGTCTTCATCATTCTTATAAGAACAATGGATCCACCCACTATTAGGTTCCTCTGGATTGTGAAATTCCAATATCAATTGGTCAAAGTTTAATTTGTCTATGATATATTTTGCTAGTTCAGCATTTGCTAAACCAAATATTTCAAAGTCCGCCGCCTGGCCCTTTGCGTGTTGTGATTTCAAACTTGAACCAATCTTTACGCATAATTCAGGACTACGATATCCACTTGATACTGATACTACCTTACCATAATGTTCTCTAATTGGTTGTAGTATATTTTCACATAGTTTTTTTAAATTATCCATATGATCTTCGCTCGGATTATTACTAATACCGTGTCTGTCTGCCGTTTGAGAGGCAGTCATTTCTTTAAGCGAGAAGTTGTTGCTTAACTGCATTTATTTTTTCCTTTGCTTGTAGTTTTAATTTCTTTAGAGTTCTTAAATCGTACCAAGTGCCAGTTGATCTATCGTTATTTCTTTTTTCTTCAATATCATTAACTGCTCTTTTTAGTTCTTTATGTTTAGCTTTCGCTGTCATATTATCCCCTTGTAAGTTTTAGTATTTTCTCTATTTGTGCCTTAATAATCGGACCTCTATTTGGCCAATGTATATAAGGTTCGTCTGATTTAGAAAGATTGTATAAAAAAGGCAATACAATTTTCTCAATATCTTTAAATCTTTCTAGTGTTACTTCGTCTGATACTTCTTTTGTAATTGTATCTTTCTCATTTACTATCTGCATTATCTCATTCATCATAGATTTAATATCAGATACATCACCTTTTACTTTTGCAATTTCTAAATTAGAATTTTCTACTAATTTAGGATCAACACTAGGTGTCTTTTCAGGTGTAGATGATACAGGCGTCATACCCCAATCGTCCATTGTATCTAACCCACGCATATAATCTGGTATATCTTTTGCCATTATTTACTCCCCATATAACCTGCAATAATTCCTATCATTCCAGTTAGAGCCATTTTCATTAATGTAATAACTGACTCATCAACAGGTCTGTTCTCTTGTAGTGCCACATAATAGTCACCTATGATAATTACGCCTAATAATGTTATTACACCACCGACTAATATACAAATAACTACATCTTTTAAATTTTTTATCATATTACTTTTTCCTTCTACTTGCTATTCGCTTTTTGTTCTTTGTTAATGCTTGTTGGGTTTTAATTTGTTTGATTGATTTCTTGCCGTATCTTTCGCCAAGAGGACTTGTAGGGTGTGCCTCAGCAATCCTTTGCATATTTTCTTTCCAACCTTGGTCATTCTTATGCGTTAGTCCTGCAACTCCTGAAACAATATTTATAGGTTGCAATACTTGTGAAATATGTTTATTCTTTGACAAATAAGATTCCATTTCAGATATTGACATCATATCGTCATACTCTTTTTTAGTCTTTTTATTGTAAAAAGTATAGATTGGCATTAAAGATTTTTAATTGCTTCTAACTTATCTTTTGCTTCTGCTAGTTTAGCAGTTTTCTTTTCTGCTGTGTCAACATAGTCTATATGTTCAGCAACACCGATAGGGTTACCTAAAAATACTCTTAAATCTGATTCTGCAACAGCAACATCACCTTCAAGTTTCTTAATTAATGCTTCTTTTATCATTTTATTTTCTCCTTTAATATTCTGCCGTAATTCGGCCAACCAAATTTGTCAGGTGACTCATCTGTNTATCTCCAACGAATAACTCCTGTCATAGGATTTCTTTCGTAAATTTTACCTCTAGGTTCTTTAGTCTTCTTTGATTTCGCCATCACTTAATCCTTTTTTTAATATATCTATTTCTGATATAGTATATAGTCTTATCATACCTTGTTCTTTTGCCAATCTTTCGTCCCTATGTTGTTTAGACATTTGCCTACTCACTTCTAAATCATCTTCTTGCATTATATAACTTTCTGTTTTAGTTTAAAGAAAAAGGAAAATGTTATTCTTTCCTCCATTGTATAATCAAAACAATTAGCGTGATATCTACCACCGTGATATAAAACTAATCTGTTAGGAAAAGCACTTACATATTGATCTGGTGCTTTCTCCATCTGATTATGAAAAAATGCTGTACCACCAGCATAAGATTGGTCAAAGTACATCATACCTGCTATTAGAGGTTCTTGTGGTGAATCATTCGGATAATCTCTATGTACAAAACCATACTTACTAAAATCTTGTGTGGATGCTTTTATTTCACTAATCAAAATTTTTCTTGCAATCATATTAAAATCTTTAATAGGATTCTTTATTACTTCTTCTATGCCTTTTATAATATAATCATTCTCTTTGTCGTATACCGTTTGATAACAAGGCATACCTTGAAATCTATTACCATATTCCATCTTTAATGGTTGGTGAGTAGGTTCCCAATTTAATGTTTTTAAATCTTGTTTAATACTTTCAAATTTTTCTGGTGTAAAAAAGTTCATTGATGTAACTATACCACCACCCATTACATAATCAAGCATTTATTCCTTCCTTAAACCACTCGGGCATTACTGCATTAGGTTTTTCCCATTTAGCAAATCTTATTTTTTCTAGTATATAGTATTTTCTATATGACCCAACTACATCATTAGGTATTTTACAATGATCTGGCATTGCTGGTGTAGCGTCTGTGCCTATCACATTGATAGGTGCATTTTTAGGTGGGTCTTTCAGTAGCATACCTAACTTGTCTATTGATATATGATTTTTAGTTTTT